TAAGTTATAGTCAGCATTGGTAATATGTATTTGAGATTCAGACACGCGTAAAACATCCCAATCCCCGTCTAAGTTTTTAGCTACCCAAATCTTGAATCCACTGTATACTTTTGAGGCTAAATCTCCAATGAAGACTGGGTTTGACAAATCAAAAATTGTAGCATCTATGTCATCTAAATGAACATATCCCGCTGTCGGAAAATCATTTTCTGAGTTTACTGACTCATCTCTATCATTTAAAAAGTTTGGTCTGAAAGTTAGCGGCTTTTTATACAATGTGTTATAGTACATTGTCACAGAGTTTGCTGATTGTAACTTGTCACCAGGATTCTGTAAGTTAAATGCCACGGGATCTTGGGTAAACAATGCTTCGTCTAGCTGAACTTCTAGAAACTGGTTGCTTTCAAGAGCACCATACTTCCCAACACGAAATGCCCATTCTTCAGTTACTGAAATTTTGCCAGTTATATGATTTATTGACAAATCACCCAGTGCTGAAATAGCAGCATGGGTTCCTTTATCTTTAATAAATCCTTGATAAAATTTGGATTGAGATGTTGGTGAAATACCCAAATCTATTAGGTAGCTTCTAGATTGATTTCCTATTAGGCCATCACTAAGTGAGTTTAAGTTGTTATCTTGAACCTGCCCATCAATGTCATACATGTTTTCAAATCTACCAGCACCATATGCCAGATTTGGAATAATTCCAGATTTGAAAAAAGTAGAATCCACTTGCTTCCATTTTGAAAAGTCAAAATTGTCGCTTGCAAGAATCTTAGCCAAAGCCGTATAAATATTTCCTTTGTATTGAACTAACTCACCTTTGTTGTAATCTCTAAATACTTCCCAGCCAGAGATATCTGAATTGGTATGCATAAATCCTGGCAAACTTAGTTGCCCTGCCCAATTATCTGTCTTATTGCCAATGAGTTTTAACCTATATTGTCGATTTCCCAATGCAGGCGAGTAGATAATATCTTTAAACTCAGTTTGATTGTCAAATATCAGCACATGCTCATACTGAACTAATGCAAGCGACACCAGTCCAATTGTGCGATCCGCCGGAGTAGTTATTGAAAATACCCCGTCATTGCGTTCAATAGAGCTTTGCTTTGGTGGGATAAAGTTAAATCCAACATCGAGTATCTTAGAACCTAGTCTAGAGTTTTCAATCTTATCTACTACAGCAGTCGGATGTATTACTGTGAACTCATTCAAAACTGGAGATAGCACCAGCAAACTACCATTGCCCCATCCTTGCTGCACCCAAGTTAAAAATTCCTTGACCGATAACTCCCAATTTCTTTCTTCACCAAGTGATTGATCAAATGTTTTAAACTGGAGTCCAAGTGATGTTAAATATCTACCATAACTTACAATGAAGTCAACAACTTGATGTGTGTTTTTAAATTCTTGCCCGTAAGGAATATCTATTACAGTATCTTCCCAACCCTCATAAATCGTACCAGCTAATTCTAAAACTTTTACAATGTGTTTAGATGAAGCTGTATTGCTTGGTATAATTTTAAAGATTGGGTTATTTACATCGTATCCCGACACAGTAAACCCAGCTGCAGTAGAAGTTATAACTAACGCACTATAATTGATGACTGATACCGGAGACGATTTATATAGATATACCTTGTAGTTCTCATCAGGTATTACTACTGAATTGTTAACACTGTTTGGATTGCTTTGCTCAGCATAAATTTTTAAATAGTTTTTGTCAGTAAAGCCCGCTACCTTATAGCCAAGATTGATTGACAATCTGTCTACATATTTGTGAAGTAGTGTGATAGGATTAACACCACGACTGGTAGCATAGTCAACGATCCAGTTTGTATAACCCGCATTGCGCATTATTGTGCCGTCAATGTTTTCGCCGTTGAAAACAAAATCGTATGGAGTTATTTTTTGTTTAGTATCTTGAATGAAAAACTGGTTAGTCGATAGGTGGCGACGATATTTTTGTGTACTAGCTAAACTTCCGAAATAAACACCAGGACGCATTAAAGCAATTGCTTGCTGCACTGCAAACGGATAGTCGCTGCTTCTTCGCCAAGCAGATTCAATTGGCCCAATATCCCCCATTTTAAATGGTGCTTTCGCAGTCCCAGTGTCGGATACATGCGTTAAAAATGTTAGTGGTGCCCGCAATTCGCCAGAATCAGTAACTGGAATAATTTTTGTGACACCAGGTCTTGCATACAGTTTGTTAATGCCTGCACGCGGTCCTTCACGAATCAATCCTTGCTCTATATCTCTCCATAACACCAAGTTGCCGCCGGTATAAGGCGCTACTCCGTAATATGTGTTCCACCATTCAGGTTTTTCTGAGAATCCAAGTGATTCCCATGGTCTAGTATGTGGGGCGTCTGTCCCGTATAAAAATAGAAATATGCCTCTCCAATATCCCGGTAATATGGTATTGTTTAGTCTTGGATCAGCATTGGTAATACGGTTGCTAGAGTAATTCCAGGTGAAAAAGTTGTTTTCATCAAACCAGTCATTTGCTGTTATGGCTACACGGTTTGACCCCAGCCATTGGGTATAACTGCTACTAATAATATTGTCAAATTCTGATTTTGTATATCCAGAATTTCTGAATCGTTCTGGTAAAATACTGTTGATGTCAAATACTGTCGGATCGTACTCTGCTTTAATATTGTTGTATATTCTTTTCTCTAATTCAAGAAGTAACTCATCACGCACATCGCCAAATGCTGGGGTAATACTTCCGTCATGACCACGAATTACTTGCATTGGTGTAAGGTAGGTGTCGTCAAGAAATATCTCTGGAGTAAACTTAGGATATAATCCTAGTTTTGTTGGAGTTTCTGGAACATAGCAGCCATCAGTATCAGCATAAAGTACAATGGCAATTACATCATCATATTCAAGAAAATGTTTAAAAACGACAGCTGGTCTAGTTTTGCTAAACTCATAGTCATGATTTTTAATTAGTTGAACACCGTTTACATAAACTAATATTGCTTGGTTGCTTAGTTTTGTGTCATCAAATATCGTTGGAATTTCGTATTCCAAGATTTCAGTTGCCAATACTATGTACTCAATAACTTTCTTATTTTGGTCATATGGCACCATGTCAGTATAGTACCATGGCATTTGAATATTGTTAACTGCATTTATTTTAAGCATAATGGCGTCAACAGTTGCCGGTACATTACCGTGATTTACTGCAATTTCACCAGAATTTTCAAGGAACTTGTATTTAAACTTTGAATATTCAAATTGAGCTGCGTGAATACTATCCACAAAGTTTACTTCATCATTCAATAAAAACAATGAGCTATAAATCATCGGAGCACTATGCTGCAAAATGTTCCCGCCGCGAGATTTAATATCTAGATCACGCAGGTTGTTGCTTGCCAGCGGAACACCAACTAGTTCAGGAGACTTCTCTGCTATCTTCGAAACATGCTTACGCATTTGCCCTAGAGTAATGTGCGAGAATGATTCATTAAGTGCGTTTAACTCTAAATTCTCTGGTATTTCGTAATATCCAATATTAGATTGTCTAGTAGAGTAGATTAGGAAGTCTACCCTATCATCTTTAACGATAGGGTATTTTACATATAATGTCAACACTGACGGAACACCGCTTGAAGCATCCCCTACCTTAACAATCTCATACTGAGTATTGTTTTCTAAATCGCGTTCCTGAATTAAGGTGCCATTAACATACAAAAATACCGACGGCATAATAGTCAGGTCAGTCGGAGTTATATCTATCTCATAATATGAAGTAATTCCATCGCAAATATTGGAGAATAATTGATATTGTTTTGTACTTTGATCTTCAGTTACCCAAACATTTTTCTTTTTAAGCTGAAATCTCGAAACGATAACTGGTACAAATCCAGTATTCAGTTTGATTGATGTAGTGGTAATGCCAGACAGGTAGTTAAAAGAATCTGCATCAACATTGTTCGTAAACAAAATGTCACCAGTATTAGCAATACTGCGATATGCTATCGGGAACCCCAAAACTGAGTCCGTAACCCCACTACCTAAGGTATAAGAAAATATTGGCGATCCCGTAAACTCAGTATTTACATACACGGTTTGATCAGAAAAACTAACCAGATTTTCATCTACTATGTCAAACAGTGGCATAGTGTTGATATTTGTTTTTTGCTGTGAATGAGCCCAAGAATTACCGTTGAACCAAAAACTGTGGCCAAGCACGATCCCAATGGTCGCACTCATAACTCCGTCTAAAGATATGTCAGCTATAGAGTTAAAGTTTGCAGCACCGACAGCGGAAATATCTATCTGACGATTATTGCGATTGAAGGTAACATCATACGGAGTAGTGCTTGACAAAGGTTTAAGTGGTAGCGTAATACCCAATCTTGGGGTCACTACATCATACGGAAGAATATCACCCACTTTTACTAAATGTACTCTTATTTCGTCATTTACAGAAACTATCCTTACTTTGTATACTCTATTTCTTACTGTTGGGTCGTTATCATTGGCAAAAATGACAGTCATCCCATCTGAAAACTTTAAGTCAGTAAAATATGTCGAGATAGTGCCTTCAATATATAGCAACGCATTAGTAATGGAAAAATCAACAACATCAATATTATTGACCCCAACCCTACCGTTGTTAAACAACTGTAAATCTGGGTCAAACTCAATTATAGGCCTAGTAGCTCTGAAAGCATGATCAAAGTCAGGGTCAACATTGTTGAATATAGCAGATTGCAGTATAATATCTTGGTGAAACCATCTATTACTTCTTGACCATGCATTAGCATCAACTGACGACCTGTTGATTGTAATATAATCTGGGTTAGTCGGGCCGTTTAAAATTTGATCAAAGTTGTCAATGCTATATCCATAAATATCAAACGGAATAGTAGTAATACCTTTAAAATCTAACTCTGGTGTTTGCATTAAATCAGTTTTGACTAGCCTAATAGATTTTCCGACACCTTCTACATAATAAAAATTATTGATATAACTTTCTGGGGTTACCGTAGCGTTAAATTTAATTTTCATACCGTTGGACAGTGTCAGCGTCTTTTCCCCAACTTTTAATGAATACTGCGGTTTGCCAATAATGTCATTCACATCAATTATAGATGAAGTATCATTTACTAGTTTTATTTGCCCGTAAAACTGTTGATCAGTGCCATCATTAAAAAATAGTAAATCTTTTTCAGCAGTTAAAGCAGGAACTACCTCAATAGTAGACAAGTCCTTACGATAAAAATCCCTGCCCGCATTTTCATTACCGGTTGTTATGTGTATTTTGTTTGACACAGGAAATGTGGAATTCCAATCTACGTTAACAATATAATCGCCGTCATCAGTAAGTTCAAGATTTATTTGCCATATATCAAATTGCTTTGATTGTGGTATATCTTGCCCTTCATCATATTTTTCTACTCCGTAGTCTGCACGATTATATACCCCAGCATCATTCCAAGTGGTTGGCTCGATTAGATTTTGCAGGAATATGATTCTCGGAGTATTTTGCAGGAGGGAGGCATCGGTTACACCGTCAATACCCCCAAATTTTGCAACTATATTACTCCACAGTTGTGAATCAATCTGATCATAAGTTAGATTAGTGGCAAACGATCTGTCAGATTCTGACAGCGAAATTGTAGGCATACGTTTGAAAAAGTCTTGGGCATCTGCTTGCGGCACAGTAAAAGTAACAACGCCGTTATCAGCACCATTACGATCTACCCCCAACACGTCGCGGGTTGAAATATTTCTCTGGAATCGTTGCTTGCCAGCTAGACCCGGTTCGGTTTGAATCCAAAAATTTGACCCAGGTTGGTTAAGTTGAAAAGTATAAGTGCCGCCACGAGCAAGAGTAATTGTTGGGTTCTCAACACTGCCAAACCCTGATATTTGGTACGCCCCAAGTCTATCATTGCGAGAAACTACAAAGTTATCAAATAAGTTTACTGCCCCAGTGTATATTTCAATAGCAGCTGGACCTTCGGGTATCCAGTAATACTGGTTAAAGTTTATTAGTTTGTCAAAATCTATTAACCCGTCGTATGAATACGCTTCATTTTCAAACAATCTAGAGTGGTTCGAAATATTACCACCATAATAATAGATTTTGTTTAGTAAGTCAGTGTAACTAGCAAAAAACTTGACATTTTTAAGCTCGTCAGTTACTACAACAGACGGTTCAAGCTGATACTGAGATCTATTACGAGAATTCTCTGGCAAGTAATTGTCGGCTTTGTTAAAAGTCGGCGAAAACTTTCTACCAATATATCCATTCAGTTTCTTAAACTGCGGCTCAGATACTAACTGATCAAGAGTAGCCTTCAAAAATTTCTGATTTGCTGGTGTCTTAAAGACATCTGGTAAAAAGTTTATTGTTCTTGTTGTCATGTGTGTACAGTGCAGTAATGTATTTACCCTGCTACGTTCGCGTTAAGAGTTGCTGCAGTGATCGCGCTGATAATCTCAACATTAGCCACTGTAGCAGAACTAGTTAAGAGCTCGTTGGCTTCAGCGTTAATTTGATACAGATTACCAAATAGTGATTTTGCATCAACGGGTACGATAATAATAGATGAGGCTGCTGGGCTTAGTGTCGCATGAAGATACGCACTTAGCTCACTGAAGTAGAACGACTCTCCAAAATCCCAGTTTGCTGTGTCGAAATAATTATTTACAGCAGTTATAACCCTCGATTTAATTTCATTGTCACTTATGTTTACGGCTGCATTTTTAACTACTTTAAACGTTGCTTGTAAAGACAACTCAGCAGTGGGACCAAATAAGGGCTTGAACTTAGCAGAACTTAACACTATTGTATCGCTTATTGCCTTCAATTTTTGTAAACCGGCATATGCTAACGATAGCTCTTCAGTAGTTGGAGGTTGCGGCTCTTCAATTTTTCCAGTCGTGTCTTTTATCCAAAGACTATACGCTTCTGCATATTCCTTAGTTAACACATAGATGTCAATAATATTATTCGGACTTGGATCTATTCTATTATTGCCCGGGCTGTTATGCATGTACTGAAAATAGAGGCTGCCCCTACCATTCTTAGCTACATAATCAGTAGATCTCACTAATGAGTAAGCGCCTTGAAGATTCATTAACACATAAAATTCTGGTGTGGTTGATTGAATATAAAATACTTTCCCCTCACTATGTTGAGAAATAGGTATCTCTGAGACACTAGTATATAATGTAACAACTAAAGAAGAGTCAAATGGCTCCCATTGAATAAAACTATCATAACTAATAACTTTCTTAAAAAATACAATATTGCTGCTGTCTACTAGACTTTTGTAAATGTATGGATCATCAGGAATTCCATCAGCATTATTGTCAGTAAAAGTCAGGGTTACTTTATTTTGATTTACATACCCATCCGCCTCTGTAATATTAGATAATATATTCATACGGTAATCCAACCCAATTGGTAGCGAAGTCAGCGGTTGTGTGTTAACTTTCAAAAACTTAATATTATCTTGAATAACAGTGTCAGTTTTGCTGTCATATATTTTGACTTTATTATCGTAATAAAATTTAGTTTCTTTAGTACTTTCAAATATGTAAGACAGCCCACGCCAGAATACAGAATACCCTACATTAGCAACGTTTTCAAATTTAATAAGCCAGTCATTGTCATATGCATTGCCAATGGTTATTTCCCATTCACTTTGCCCTGCATTATATTTCAAGTAAAAGTTAGATTTTACAGCAACAGCAGTAACCATTTCTTGAATAGTCTTTGTGGTTAGTGTGTTACTATATCTTGGTATAATAGAATGGACAGCCGCACCCGTCGGAACTTTAATACTTAATGTTACTGGCCCTTGCCCATTTAGCATAGTCCCTGCTCCACCATTAGTACCGTCGCCAAGCACAGATACTACTGAAGCATATATGTATAACTTGTCTCCGTCGTATTTCGGAACTCCTTGAAGTATTACATTTTGCGCGTTAAAGTATTTTTCTGGTCCAGCAGTGAATTTAATCAATGCCCCGACTTTAATATGTGACCCAGCAGTGCTGGTAATATTTCCAAGTTGAAGTATTTGCCCAGTTGATATATTGTTAAAATATCCAGTGCTACCGCCAATATTTAATGAACTCATTACCCATTCTGCGTTCGGATATTGATAGGCAGTTACTTCATCGTAGTAGCGATGAAGTAACTCTCGTGTGTTTAAAATATTGGTCACAGTGTCACTAATAATTTGCCCAATAGTGTTCGTATTCAAGAAAGACAGCTTTAGCTCGTATTCTTGAGCAGTTTTGTACAGAACACCATCTTGAGCAAAGATGTTAGTACTTGAATACTTGCCGCTGCTATCGTTTACATCAATAAATCTGCTTACCCCACTACTTGACCTGTTAACTGCTTTTACTTTGGCTATATTGGCGTAGTTAGTGTATGGTACAATATTGTAATCCTCACCCGTGACCATTCTACCTTGAGTGTAGAATTGTTGCGGCGCTTTTTGTCTAATCTCTTCAGATGTTTCACTAGCGGCAGCATTAGACACAGTGTAGTTTAATGACGCAAAGATCGATAATGTCTCAACATTTCCGTCACGCGACACATAAGGAATTAAGAATGATGCGTTTTGAACGTCAGTTGGCAAAATTTTGTATGCCTGGGCATTACCTGTTCTAAAATATAACCTAAAGTTTCCGACAGGTATATTTGAAAATGCCCCATCTCCAAACACCAAATCAATATTATCATTTACTGTAGTGTTGATTTGAAATAGATTTTTATCCACTGACTTGTTATATATTACATTAATACCAGCAACAGTTGGCACTGGAGCCCATTTCACATCAACATTGCCATTCACATCTAAGGAGTATAACCATATGTCTGAGTTGTTGATTCCATTATACCCAACTGTTAATACACGGTTAGCTAAAGATTCTTCAAGGTTGAAATCTAGTGTGCTCAATGCTCCTTGCTTAAAATGCAGAAAGAATCCAGTGTTAATGCTACCGTTGCCTTGGTTATCGTTGCGGTACAGCAGATTAAATCTATTGTTTGCTATGGGTGGTACTTCATAAATGTATTGCTGCCCGATGGAGGTTGCGCTGACAATTTCAAATGGAGTTTGAGCTCCGTTAACAATGGCATTAAAAGCAAATACAGGCTGAGTGCCTGTTGTTAAATTAACAGTGTATTCAGAATTTGTGATTCCATTAATTAGTTGTGAATTACCCGATTTACCGATAGTTTGATTATCTATTAATGTAGCGTCAATAATGAGGGTAAACTGCTCTAGCCAATTGTTATTTGTAGTATCGTTCCAAGTTATAGGAAGACCAGTAATACTTACTCCAGTTGAGTCTGTTAACTTTTCACTAGTGGATATTGATTCAATCTTAAGAAATCCCGACGCTGGTATGCTTCGTTTTGGGCTGTAGTTAATCAGTCTAGCTAGTTTTAAAATACTGTCACGACGTTCTGCCGTGTCAATAAAGCTCTCCCTTGCATTTAAGTCAGATCTGAATGCTAAACTTTGACCCAAAAATGCTATCAAGTCAATTAGTGCAATGTATTCACTTGATTCGATAAAATCGTTAAAATCCTCTGGATAATACAGTTTCAAATAGTCGATCATGCTCTTGCGCAGAGTTTCGAAATCGTAAGATTGGAAATCTGCTTCGCGGAAGGTTTGGTATATTTTTTTCCAATCCTCTGCGGCTAGTAAACTGTGCTGGCGTGATGATGAAGACATTGCTATGACCCTTGACTATGATATAGTATTTATCCTGAGCGATCGCACACGATCGTTAACTCGTACAGCTAAATCTTTACCTTGAATCAAGGCGTAATAGTTTACTTTGGCTGTGAAAAGTTGATGTAGAGTATGTCTGTTTGATCAGTTTCGATAAAGGTTAGCTCTATCGCCACTTGAATTCCGTGTTGATATTCAGTTAGTGTAATACTGTTTGCAATGAGTCTAGGGTCCGAGTTAACTATTTTAGTTACATCTTTTGATATTGTGTCTCTAAGATCATCTGTCAGCTGATCAAACAAAACACCCCATATTATGGTTCCAAAGTTAGGGTCCATGATTTTTTCACCTTTTTTAATTAAAAGGTGATTCATTAAATCCTGCTTCGCCAGCTCAAAGTCGTGTATTACAAACTTCTTGCTGCGATTAACTGTTGAAAACCCATTATAGAGTGCCATATGCTATCCCGATGTTGGCGGATTGTTTTTAGCAGCAGCCGTCACTACTGCATATTTACCATTGTTATAGTATTTATCACCTGTCGTACCATTGGCATCTTGCCCACCCCCACCCTTGGCCCATTTGCTTGCACCACCAGCGCCAAGTAAGTGAGCCACTGACAACTTACCAGCAATGTCTGCTGAACTGGATTCCGATGTAACAGTTTTACTTCTAGAAAGTTGTTTAAAATTATTTGCTAAATTAGTATCCATAACTTTTTCTTGAACAGCTTGGTTAGCTTTAAAATCCTCAATGCTGCGGACACCATCTTTACCAGTCCAGTTGTCTGGATTGTTCATGTTTGCAACGCTCTGCTTGACCCCTGGCTTCATATACTTTTGATCAGCTAATGCGGCTGAGCCAAACTGGTATTTACCAACATATCCAAACTGATTTTGAGCATCATACTTACCACCTGACTCTGTTTTGGCCAACTGTGCTTTTAACGCTGCCACATCAGCCGGGCTCATCTTACCAATACCATCAACCCCCGGTGTTTGCTTTAAAATATCGTCATTAGTAATAGTTGGTTTAAGCACCCCTTGCTTGCTAGCATTAGCAGGTCCAGCACCAGACGATCCCCTGGCACCTCCACCAGACGATCCACTGGCACCTCCACCAGACGATCCACTGGCACCTCCACCAGACGATCCACTAGCGTGTTTAACCCATGGTTCGTGTGCAGTTAGTTCTGCTACAGTAGAAGTTATTGTGGAATTAACTTTATATTTATAAATTGGTGCGGGTTTTGTCGGAGTTGTTTCTTTGAAAGAGTTAATAGGAACATTGGGCGGGGTGGGCACACTAGGGGCGGCCATCGAATTGAGATGAATTTTACCACCAGTTGACAGAACTAAGTCTCCACCATTCCCCCAAGATCCAGTGGTAGCTGATTGCAGCTTCAATGTACTACCTGAAGACAACTCAGTCTCCTGGCCAAACATCTTCAAGATGGTAGTGCCTTTAATAGAAAAGTCTTTTGCTTGCTCGCGTATTGATGTGCCGGCCCACATTGTAATATTCTCTTTAGCATGCATGTGAATGTCTTTTTCAGCATGCAGATTAAGAGTTCCATTGGACCGCACATTTACATCAGATTCTGAAAACACATGTATTTTTCCGTCATCAGTAAACTCCATCCATACAGTGCCCGATGAGTTGCTGATGTAGATTACTTTTTCACTATCGTTCATCAGAATCTGATGGCCAGCTGCTGTCCGCAACCGTATTAAATCATTTTGGTCGTCTTCATCTCCGTCATCCATTACAAACGTATGCCCGCCTAGTCTGTTTTCAACAGCTTGAGTATCTTTGTCTTTATCAGGTCCATCACGGCCCGGTGTGCTAATACCAAACACCCTACTAGGGCTTTCACGTTGTGAGCTGCTGGTTAATACGCCGCGTTTTTTATCGTTCTCTAGCCCTTCTTTAAGAAGATGCAGAAACTGCGGTTCATGTATCGGTTTTGGAATAACTAAAAACTCGTTTTCTCTTCCAATATTTTCTTCGTTGGCATCATTATATTCTACTACAGGATATGGCGGTTGATCTACTGCCGCTGCCAATGCTGCATCCTCAGGTAATTTTAAAAAGTTAGACCCAGCAATACCCGGAATGGCATAGTGCGTCAACTCAGGCATTATGCAAGCAAACCAAAATCCACGTGAAATTTTGCCGCCAACGAAAGTAACTAGCACAAAGTTTCCGATGTCAGGTGGGGTAAACCACATTCCGTAAGTATGGTTAACTGTTTTGAATGTGTTTTTCTTGTTTTTGGCGGTTCTAACACCGGGCCATCGTGAAGCTCCCATGTAAGGGCTAGCATACTGTACAGTTACCCAATGTGACGGCTGACCTTCAAGTCCCCCAAATTCTTCAATAAAGACTTCTATCCTGCCAGACCTATTAGCATCCACATTGTTTTTAACAATCCCAATATACGGGCCAGGGCTCAGTAGTACACCCGGAGTTGCTGCTGGGTTGACCCAGTTTGGTGTTTTAGTTCCTATTCTATTATTTGAAGCCATAAATTATTTTTCTGGTTGTATTGATGATCTTACTAAATGCAAAGTTTGAGTAAACTGCCCATGATGGAATTCGCTTGTAACTATAAGAACTCTATAATACCCTGAAAATACACTAGATGTATATTTTGATTGTTTCGGATCTTCTAATCCCGTCGAATCATCATAATCGGTTGGAGTCAAAAAAGTTAAGTTACAATAAATTTCTTCGTTGTCTGTTACAATCCCGCCGTCAGGAGTAGTTTCACCAGATGCGAGTGAGTATAATATATCATCTTGTTTAATAAACGCAGGGTCACCTATTATTTTTAATTCAACACTAAGCATGTCGCCTGCAGAACTAGATAGCATCTGAGCTTGAAGTTCACCTACTTTTCTTTCCATTGAGTTTAACTCATTTGATACAGTGGCTGCCGAATTAGCAGAGTAATGAAGCTGTGGTTTAAGGGCATCGTTTTCTTTGCTTTGCCCTGGCTTACTATCTTTATAGTTGGCACTTTTGGACTTTTCATCAGTTCCCACATTATTTGCGTTTGGTGTTCCATTCACATTATCTAAATTTTTATTCTTAGCAGAGTCAATAGTAAAATAAGTAGTGTCAAAAGTCATATCTAAATCTAGCACATCGTCATTTTTTCCAGTAAAAATATAGTTGTAATCTTTAACTGATTTGCTTGGTATTGTTTTTGCAGCAAATCTGTTTTCAGTATTTGAAGCTCTAAATTTTTTTATAACATAAATGTACTCTTTGGCAAAAGTTTTACGAATTTTGTCGTAAGCACGCAATTTAACTTTTGGAATAATTTTAAACCAATCTATAAACCCAGTCTTATCTGATGGTTCTTCAGAAACTTGATCACGTATATATTTGCTATTTCGCAATGCAATGCCAATTACTTCAGTTATAGGAGTACCTTGATTAATTGGAATAAGGACTTCGTCACCTTCTTTTGTATGTCGTGCGGTAACTAATCCATTTTGCTTATCAGTAATTTGCTTCATCTCTACAGCATCTTTGGCAATTTCAGAGGCCTTGGGAAATGTCGAATCCTTAAAAGTTTTATCAACTTCAAATGATATGACATCTGCTACTTCAATTAGTCCTTCTAGTTGTAAAGTATCATTCCACTTGTTTACAGCTTCGGCATAGCTAGTAATTTGAACTGGTGCTGGTGTTACTCCCGAGAAAGCAGCTAGATCTTTTTTACTTTTTTCCACTCGTGCCGATGCGGTAGCATCATTTAGTGTTGATCGTTGTGATCGTTGTGCGCTAGTAACAGCATTTTGCAGAGCAACACGTTTAGAAACTACCTCACCAACTTGAGCTAAATTACCAGGGTCATGGGCGTGGGCATTGAAAAATTCTCCTACTGTTTTGGCCATTATTTCCAGTTTAACTGGGGTAGTGACAGCGGTCTCTTCAAAAGCAGTGTGCCCATATGGTGTGGCTGAAATTTCATAAACTCCGCCTTTGTTAGAAACCTTCATTTTAAATTCAAGAAACCGAATCGGTATTCGTTTAGTTATCTCGGTTATTTGTGTTGGAATGCCATCATCCTTAGAACCAAAAAAATCAATTTGCAGTATAAACGGCATTGTTTTAAAATTTTCAGCACCAAGTTCACTTGACGCATCAATTAACCTATTGAGCAATGTGAGCCCGTACGGTTCAATTATTGTAAAGTTAAGTGATACAGCATTGGTATTTCTAGTAGATGCGTTCATCCCAGTTACGGTTTCCATCGAAAGTTTGTCAAAGTAAAAATCCTCGTGAAAATGCTTGTCTCGTGGGAAACTACTGCCGCGAGCACCACCACTGGATATTAAAACATTTGTTGGGATATACTCTGACGGTGAATCAACTAACTTTTCAAAATTCGATGGGCTTATTGCGTGCAAACTTATTCGATAAGTATAAGTTGCATAATCATGTAATACATTTTTATCAGCCATGATGTTAAATGCCTAAGTCAGTAAAAAGTGTTGCTTTATCTGGCAGATATATAGTGCTGCCAACAGCAAAATCAAATAGCGGATCTTTAAGAACGTCCGGGTTCCTCATTGAAAAAACCCACCACAGTCTAGCATCACCATATAAGTCATAAGCAAGCAAATCTGGTCGGTTATCATATATTTTAGCAATTGTATAAGATTTATCAGATTTTAGTTTAGATATATCTCTAGGTACCATTAAATCTAGGAATTGGCCAAACAACTTCGTTTTTGAGTATGGACTGAATTTGGAATATGTCACAGTAGCCATTAAATGAATCCTTTCCAAAGTAATGAGCCAGCAGCAAAACTTTTTAGATCAAAACTAGTCATCGCATTTCTGCTGTACAGTGGTTGTAGCGTAATAGTTAGTGTACTTAGTGTTGGAATCCAAGTTCCGTTAACATTAATGTAATCTTTGTCCTCAGGCAGAGTGTGCTGTAATGAGGTCAATACACAAGGTACATCTGGTAAATATCCAACCCCATACCCAGATAGTTTTAACATTGGTGGTGGTGTTCCTGCCAGGGCATCCTCTCCCCAAAACATTTTAGTAGCTGCTCTAAACAAATATAGTCCAGCCAATAGATATTCCCCGTCTTCGGCGCTTTGAACTGGAAACTCACCAGTTATTTGTATTGCCCCTACTTCACTACTTTCAAAAAACTGCATAGCATAGTTGCTATGTGTAGGTGAAAGTGACGAGTATTTGGCAGTATGAGTTATATTGATTTGTGGAGTTACAGGAAATATAAAACCGCCTGTTTTTTCAAGTGGTGTAAGTAACCCGCCTCTAAACAATGTCGAATCAATCAGTGAGACTTTTAGCCTCCAATCGCTAGAGTTTCCACCACCAGAAGAGCTGTTGCTGCCATCTGGATTAGCCCACTTAGCTATTGCAGCAGACGGAGTTGATAAAATAGATGAAATTGGAACCCCGCCTGCTTGAATCCTTCCAGCAGAGATGTTCTCTAACGCAGAAAGCGCGCCGCTTACCCCAGATCCGTTGATTAACGATTGCACCGCATTTGCTGCAGCAGGGCTTCCTGGAGTAAATAATGCGGTTATTTTATTTTTGACATTTGCCAACCCATTACCAATATTACTAATATTATCAACAGTATCTGAAATACCATTTTTAATATTTGCTCCAAGCGTGGTTATACCATTGGTTAAACCATTGCTTAGATTAGACCCCAAATTAGTAAGACTTTCATTTGGTATGAAAGAGCTTCCCTCCATCCTAGCCATAATATATGGATCATTCGGATCAGCGCCTCCCAACCAAGTTTTTTGATCGGCAGTTAACACCCTTGCATTAGAGTATCCGCTACCCGTTGCCACCTCATCTGGATCTTCAACAATGAACGGATTTTCTGGAGTGTATGGGCTAGCTATAGCTGATGTTTCTTCAACAATGAACGGATTTTCTGGAGTGCCTGGTCTAGCTATAGCTGATGTTTCTTCAGTTGCCATAGTTATGTGCCAAAGTTTTTAAAAAGGTGGTGTTATTCATATCATTTCGCTTGCTATATGATATTTATCCATGTTAGAATAGTAGCATATTAAAGGATTATGCCTCCATGTCATCACTAATTGTACCAACTAAAAAAATAAACTATCTAAACAACAAGGACATTCTTAAAGAAATTCATAAAAGCAAAACAACTTATTGCGTTTTTGTTAAACCCGAATATGCTGATTACGATATTATTATTCGTGAGTTAGCTGAAATTCCAGAGTTATTAAAAGAAAAAACTGAAACTCGTGTCATTGTTGACGAAGATACAGGAGAATCAGAATCAGTTACTGCTACTTTTCCACCAGAAGCACTTGCTGCTAGGGCAACTCGTCTTACACGAATATCACAAGAACTTGAGCTCATGGGAGGCAAAAAACCTAGAAGCGAGCTAGCAGTTGTTTCAGTTGGCAGTATTAAACCACAAGATATCATTTTTCGGCTAATGACATGGGATCATATCCCAATTGCTGCTCCCACAGTTCCTAAGGTCGTGAAAGGTAAGAAGGTTAAACAAAAGGCAGAATCAGTTATTGATGATCCAGAAATCTTTGATGACGGATTAGGCGAGCTAGATGCCGATTTACCACCAGCATTGGCTACTCCAACACCGAAAAAGTATGTCAAGGTAAACTTTCCATCATTTCAGCATTACAAGCTAGACGACAACTTGGTTCCGCAATTGGTTGGCAAGAGTCATTGGAAAGGTGACATCAATACTGGAGAATTTTGCAGAACGCATGGTCAGATCACCAATAAGCTAGCTATTATGTATATGAAACTGTGCGAGCGGTATGTTACAAGGTCAAACTGGCGTGGTTATTCATATCGTGACGAAATGCAGGCACAGGCTATCCTTCAACTTACCCAAGTTGGGCTACAGTTTGATGAGTCAAAATCTCAAAATCCATTCGCGTACTACACATCAGCTATCACTAATAGTTTTACAAGAGTGCTAAATATAGAAAAGCAAAACCAAAATATTAGAGACGATATTTTGGAAATGAACTCCTTAAATCCATCTTATACTCGACAGGGAATGAGTAGTAACCACAGCTATGACTCAACTGGTGATTACGATTAAAGACTTACAAGATAGAAAATATTTAACCCTAAAGCATCTGATCGATTCAGAGTTATGGGATTCTATCTTTAAAAAATATTATGATTCTGGAATTTTGAATCCCAGACAACTTATTTTTCATGCTGCAAATCAGATTGAAAGTATTCCCCAATGTGCTTGCGGCAATAAGTTAAAATGGAATCCTGATAGTAGGGCATATCATAAGTTTTGCTGCTCTAAATGTGCTGGATTACATTCAGTTGAGCAAAATAAAGCTACTAACTTAAAAAAATATGGTGTAGAGTGGGCATCACAGCGTGGAGATCATAGTGAGAAAATCATTGCAGCGTCTTTAAAAAAATTCGGAACTACTCACTATAGTCAAACCCAAGAGTTTCATGACCGGGTGGTTGCTTCAAATATTAAAAAGTTTGGGGTAGCATATCCAGCACAGAGCAAAGATGTCAAGGCAAAAATCGAGCAACTTACTATCGAAAATTATGGTGTTGCTTCGAATTTTCAAAGAGCAGATGTTAAAGAGAAAATTAAAGCATCTAACTTGGCAAAATATGGGTATGAAAATGCGTTGGGTTGCCCTGAAATTCGTGGCAAAATTGCTGCCACTAATGTGAGTAGATACGGAGTGAAAGTTCCGTTGCAAAATTCAAAAATTGCAGCTAAGGCAGCGGACACTAGAAAGAGTAACTATTACACCCCTTCTGTGTTAGCTAAGTTGAATAATGCGTCTTGGCTTTCATCATCAAATCTTGTGAAAACAATTGGAGAGCTCGCGTCTGAACTAGGCGTGAGTAGCAGTAACTTAAACAAGTACTTTCACAAACACGGGTTGCCCATCGTAGCTCATACCGCAACAGAACTAGAGCGAAAGTTTAAAAGTTACTTCGAATCAAAAAAGATAGCAGTCGAAATTCATAATAGAAGCGTTATTGCGCCAAAAGAAATTGATGTGTATTTTCCAGATTTTAAGTTAGGAATTGAAGTGAACGGGGGTTACTGGCATTCAGAGCAGTTTGTAAAAAATCAAAACTATCATTTACACAAAATTATTGCTGCTGAAAAGGCTGGGATAACTCTAATGCAGTTTTGGGATTGGGAGCTAAATGACAAATGGGATATTGTCATCAGCAGGATTGAGCACCTGATGAAATTGTCAACCAAAATTTTCGCAAGAAAGTTGTCAGTAATCAAAATCAATAGTGATGTCAAAAGAGAGTTTCTAGACCAAAATCATATTCAAGGCAACTGTGCTAGCAGCGTGAACTACGGTCTAATAGGTAAAAATGGAGAATTATTCATGGTCGCTACCTTTGGAAAAAGTAGATTTACAAAAAAAGCAGTTTATGAGTTACTTAGATTATCTGCTAAGAAAAATTATGCGGTAATTGGCGGGGCATCAAAATTGATTAAACACTTCACTTCAGTACAAATGAAAGATGATGAAACGATGATCAGTTATTGCCACCGCAGATTTAGCTCTGGCCGTGTGTATTCTGCTTGCGGATTTACGGCTACCCATACAACTGCTCCGGGTTATGTGTACACAAAAGCGGGCAGGTTAGTGGGATCAAGAAATGCTTGGCAAAAACATAAGTTAAAAGACAAATTGCTTGTTTTTGATCCGCAAAAATCTGAAGTAGAAAATATGAGCCAAAATGGATTCTATCGTGCGTTTGATTCTGGGCAAATTGTTTTTGCTTTTACTAACCAGCGGGTTTAAAACCTCGAATTTCAGAATCTGTGGTTACAGTTAAAGTAACTCTACCCTCAGGAGAAATAAAAATGTTCACATCGTTAAACAAAGCGTCGAAAGAATTGGGTATTGACATTAATTATGTGTTGACTGTTTGCGCCAAAAAAAATGACTTTAAGGGGCGTAAAATAGTAAAATTACAAGATCCCCTAGTAGAGAGTTATAAAAGGTTCTAATGAGTAATTTATTTAAAAAAGCGTTGGTTTTTACTGATCTACACCTTGGACTAAAGTCAAATAGTCAATCGCATAATCAAGACTGCCTAGACTTTGTTACCTGGGCAGTTAACCTTGGCAAAGAAAAAGGTTGTGACACTTGCATCTTCATGGGTGATTGGCATAATAATAGATCAACAATTAACTTGGTTACTCTTGACTTTAGTTTAAGAGCGTTGGAACTGATGTCTAATGCCTTTCAAGTGTTTTTTATCCCAGGAAACCACGACCTTTACTTTCGCGATAAGCGTGATATTCAAGGTGCCGAATGGGCTAGGCATATTCCAAACATTACCATTGTAAACGAGTTTTTTAAAGACAGCGATGTAAGTATTGTGCCATGGTTAGTCAAAGACGAGCATAAGAAAATTGAAAAGATCACTTCTAAATATTGTTTTGGACACTTTGAACTGCCACATTTCTATATGAATGCGCAAATTCAAATGCCTGATCATGGTGAAATACAGCAGGATCATTTCAAAGGTATTGAGCAAGTGTTTAGCGGGCACTTTCATAAACGGCAAAATGGTAAGAACATAAACTATATCGGCAACTGCTTTCCGCATAACTATAGTGATGTTGGGGACGACGAGCGTGGGTGTATGGTTTTAGAGTGGGGTGAAGAGCCAGAATATTTTTCATGGCCAGATCAGCCTAGGTATCGTATATACCAACTTAGCCACCTCTTGAATAAGGCCGAGACTATTTTAAAACCAAAAATGCATGTCCGTGTCAATTTAGACATTGACATTAGTTATGAAGAAGCTACTTTTGTGAAGGAAACTTTTGTTGACACTTATAAACTGCGAGAATTGACAATGATTCCAGTAAAAAAAGATGTGTCTTCCGATGTAGTTACCCCTGGCAGCATTGAGTTTTTATCAGTGGATCAGATTGTCAACGCTGAAATTTCACAAATCAAAAGCGATCATTACGATCCAAATGTGTTGATTGATATTTACAGGAATCTCTAAAATTGTTTACAATAAAAAATCTCACCACAAAAAATTTCATGTCAGTTGGGAATAACACCCAGGCTATAAACTTTGATAGATCAGATTTAACTCTAGTGTTGGGTGAAAACTTAGATTTGGGTGGGGATGATGCTGGATCACGCAATGGAGCTGGTAAGTCTGTTATTGTCAACGCTTTGAGCTATTCTTTGTTTGGGCAGGCAATAAACGACATTCGCCGTGACAACTTGATCAACCGCACTAACGCCAAGGGTATGCTTGCTACTATTGAGTTTGTCAAGGATGGGATTACTTACAGAATTGAACGCGGGCGTAAACCCAATGTCTTGAAGTTTTATAAGGGTGATGTCGCATTTGCGGCGCTGGATGATGATGCGCAGGGTGATTCGCGTGAGACGCAAGCTGAGATTGATCGTATTTTAGGTATGTCACATGACATGTTCAAGAATGTGGTCGCATTGAACACCTATACTGAACCGTTCTTGAGCCTTAGGGCTAACGATCAACGCACAATTATTGAACAGTTGCTTGGCATAACAGTGCTGAGCGAGAAGTCGGATGCTCTTAAAGAGCAGATTCGCGCTACAAAAGACACAATCTCAACAGAAGAACAGCGTATCAAGGCGTGCGTTGAGGCAAACAAGAAAATAGAAGAGCAGGTTACCGCTCTCAAGAAGCGTAGTGTTCAGTGGGAAGCGAAACACGAGGTCGATATTACTGATTTGTCGAGTTCTTTGGAAGAATTACTCAAGGTAGACATTGATGCTGAGATTGAAACCCACGCTGCTAACGATGAAATAGCGTTGGCGGTGAAAAAACTTGACGATCATAAGAAAGCGTTGGCTCGCACTGCAACTGAGCTCACTCGTGAAGAGCGAACACGAGACGCTACTACAGCAGAAATTATTGCGCTCAAGGATCACAAGTGCCACGCTTGTGGGCAGGACCTGCACGATGGCAAGCAAGAGGAGATTTTGATTCGTAAGAGCAAGGTGTTAGAAGAGGCTGAGACTCGGATTGCCGAACTTTCAGAAACAAAAGTCAAGATAAACGAACAGATTGCGGCGATTGGGAGCATTCGGGCAGCAACGAGCACATTTTACAAAAAAATTGTCGATGCCCACAATCACAAAAGTTCAGTACAGCACCTTACCCAGCAACTTGAGAGTAAACTAAGTGAAGTCAATCCTTACAGCGAGCAAATTCAGGAGATGGAGGAGGCTGCGCTCATTGTCGTGGACTATACGACCATTGACACTGCAACAAAGCTCAAGGATCATCAAGAGTTTCTGCTCAAGTTGCTTACGAACAAGGACAGTTTCATTCGTAAACGGATTATCGATCAGAATCTTACTTACCTCAATGCACGGCTCTCTTACTACCTTGAAAAAATAGGGCTACCACACACAGTAGTGTTTCAGAGTGATCTTACAGTCAGTATTGAAGAGTTTGGCCGTGAACTTGATTTTTACAACCTTAGCCGCGGTGAGATGACACGGGTTATCTTATCGTTGAGCCTGTCGTTCCGCGACGTATGGGAATCAGCACACGAGGCAGTCAATCTTTTGTTTATTGATGAGATGATCGACAACGGACTAGACTCAAGTGGTGTTGAAAGCGTGATGGGTGTTCTCAAGCGAATGGCCCGAGACTCACAGAAGAGTATTTGGTTGATCTCGCACAAGGACGAGCTCATTAGTCGAGTAGGGAACATTTTGAAGGTCCAGAAAGAGGGTGGGTTTACACAGTATATTACTGACGACACAGAAGATGCTAATGAAGAAGTAGTAGCAGTTGAGTGAAAAAATATTTCGCTCAGCAAAATCGAGGATAAATCAGTTTAACAAAGGGTATTTAATATGACAACACACGAACAAATCGTAACTGCCTATGCAGCGTATCTTGAAGAATCAGCTAAGTTTGAAGAAAAGGGCGTAAAAGCGGCGGCAGCTAGAGCTAGGGCTGCTCTTGGTGACTTGGGAAAGCTCACAAAAGTACGGCGCGGTGAGATTCAGGACAAGAAAAATAGCATGTCTGCTAAGTGAAGACTAAATAGATACTGATGAGCACAGTAACTTCTAAAGTCAACGGCAAAAATAAAGGTTCCTCGTATGAACGAAAGATCGCAAACCTGCTTTCTGCTCGTTTTGAAAAGGTGACTGGCATTGTGTCGGCTTTTAGGAGAAATGCAGATTCTGGATCATACTTTGGTGGTTCAAATCAACGCCGAGTCGTGACACATGATTTGAACCACGCTAACTTTGGAGATTTGATTTGCCCAGATGGCTTCAAATACTCTGTTGAGTGTAAAAACTATAAAACAGGCCCCACGTTCGCTGCCATTGTGAAGAGTAAAGTCACGCAATGGGACACATGGATTAAGCAAGCAACTCAGGATGCTAGAAATAGCAAAAAAGAAATGCTTCTTATAATCAAATACAACGGGACTGACGATCTCGTATTTGTTGAACAACGTCAACCAACTTTAAAACCACTATTTTATTACAACCAAGTTTTCGGTTACAGGTTAAAAGATTTTTTAACCCGAGCCGATGACGAATTTTTTCCTTATGGATTAGAAAAATATTGCTACTAAATTTAAATTACCATAAATAGTCATATAACTTTAATATAATTTATATGGTAAAACTTAAAAAATTTGCAGATGATATTAAAATAACTAGAATGACCTTGTGGAACTGGAGGTAAAAATAAGTTCCACAAAATTGGGTTTTGAATAAAGGTCTAAATGATCTTTACTCACTTACATCGGAAGAATTATCCGATTACAGACGTCGAGAGTCATTAAATCCTAAAGTAGAAATACCAAAGGTAGATTCGTTGAAACGTCTAGTCAGTTTTATAGATTTTTATAAAACGACATAATTAT